TTGAAACCATCAGGTACTTTTCCTGTTGTTGATACACTTGACACTAGCATTGGTGCGGATATCACCGGTTGAATATGAGGATTGCTTAAAAGAAATTCTTCTCTCTCACTAATCTTCATAATCGTTTCAAAAATTTCATCTGTTTTCGTATCTAAAAATTCATAAGTTGGCATTGTACCATCCTGGTGGGCTTCTCTTTTTCCATGACGCTAAATGCATCTTGTTGTTTATATAGTAGTTACGATAAGACTTGATAGAATCACCTGCAACTTTCACTTCATCAGGCATCGCAGGAGTTGGTTCAGTAAATTCACTTTTCAAAATATTCTTTGGTCGATAACTTAATGCATCAGAAAGTTTTTCACATGCATGAGTTTTACCATAACGATAGGTATACTCATCCATCAATGCACCAAACAACCGATACAACCAAGCATAATTTGCATCAGACTGTCTCACCCAAACTGCTGAAGGATGATGAATATGGGTAGCCTTATACAATATATGCTCACGGCTATCTGATAAAGTCCAGAATTTCTTTTTTCTTCCTGTAGCAGAAAGACCACTAAGTTCTACACCATCAAGCACACGATGGGCAGTAGAAAGTAATTGAGCATATTCTAAAATCATTTTAACTGAATGACGATCCATATGCCATTCGGCACATTCTTTTGGGTCGTGTGATAGGTAAAAGATGTTTATGGCATTTCCTCATTGAGCATCATCTTCTTTTTCTTCATGCCACCCTTGTGTTTCTTGTTAATTTCTTCAATGGCATTGTTTTCTTGATCATCATTAGAAATGATATCCCACAGATCATTAAATTCACTTCGCAAATTCACATGGATGTCACTTAAAGAATCTTCAACGTGCCACAAAGCATTACGAATGTCTTCTTCACTACTTTCTTCTGCGCCACTTGCAAGTACACTAAACAAAGACCGCAGCGTTTCAAGCCGGATAATTTGTTCCTCTAATCTATTTAATTCTGACCAATATTTCATTACCATTCTCCGTTATCTATCCACATTCTAACAGTTAAAAACAAAAATGTCAAGCTGCAAGTGTATTCTGCTGAACCCCATTCACTGTTCGTTTCATTTCTAAACCAAGGCCAAACTTTCCAATGTAATGGGTTTAATTGAAATATTACACTTGCACCACTATATCTAATATAACCTTTTATCATTGTACGGGTCTTACATCAATTACAAGATTTTGAACTTCTGGTTCAACTTTTGTAATACCAACTCTCTCTGAATTGATTTCTTTTTCTAATTCACGGAAAGCTTTAGATGCCGACAATTTTGCTTCTAATTGGCGGTTTCGTTTGATTTCAGCCATCAACAATTTGTTGGTGTCGTCTACAGAATAACGCAATTGTATCCATGCTCTATATCCTTCGTGTTCATGTTGAATTTTGAAATTAGTATTTTGAATGCCGATCAAATTTACTTTGTTGACAATCAATTTTGTGGTACGGTCAATTTCACGCATGACACTAGAATCGTCACCAACTTCTACTGCATAGTCTTTCATCACCGTACTAACATGTGACGAAAAATTGGAAGCAAGTTGTCGTTTAGCAGACAATGTTGCTTTATCAACAGCATACTGCATATCTTTAGAATACTCTGAGGCAACAGCATACAAAGCGCCATCTGTATTCTTTTCAGTGTACCAAGGAGGATATTTCACTTCATCACCTCGTTTGGGTGAAGGTGTAAACACATTCTTAGATTCAACTTCAACACCATACTTAATGCTACCACAGGCTGATAGCGCTAAAACTAACGGCAACATAACAAAATGCTTTTTCATTTTAATTTCCTATCACTTTACAATATTAACATCACGATTTACAACTTTGCGGCTTTGAAATGGTATAGAATATATTAGGCTTTGCATTTCATTTTGTGAATAACTAGTCTGCATATCAACCACATTTTCGGTAAATAAAAACATTATCATTTCTTTTGACTGTTGTTGCCCATCAGGCAAGACTGCAATGATTTTATTAGTATTGGTAGATGGTATCACAAATTCTTTGTTATGTGAGGCAATCTTTACTGAATAAATCTTTGAGTAAACACCATTGTAAAAATTAAATGCGGTCAAATAACCAGTTCGATTAGATGTGCCTCTGAATTTAATTTCATCATTTTCTCGTAAATTAAAGAAGTCTTCATTTAGAGAAATGTTAATTGTGTTCTTTATCTTCTGTACATCAGCAACAATAGAAACAATACAAGATGTGTATCCTGGATTTTCTATCGTACTTACATCTTTTGAAATTATGGTTTTTATTTCACCTTTAATTTTATTGTGGGTGTTCTTCTGCATTTCACAAGATTCGTTTTGGCATATTTCATAAGCAAGTGATTCAATTTGCTCACCAACATATCTTGTTATAGCATGTTCTTTTGCTTTCTCTTCAGCCGCTTGACATGCAAAATTTTGTGTAGTGTCCGGACCATACCGATACTCACCAACACCAAGAGTTTTCTCGGCACTGGCAAATAATGGTATCATCAGTAAACAAAACAAAGTTTTTTTCATCAATAAACTACATCAGGGTGAACAATAATATTCAAATCTTGCAACTTTCCCGTTAGCAAATTTATTAGGCGGTAACTTCTGTCACCGTCATTTCTTCAACAACAGGTTCTGAAACTTCTCTCTTCACTTCCGTTGCACCCAAATCCTTTAACTTGGTCACGGCACCAGTTTGCTTCAAATACTCTTTAACCTTAGAAACAGCAATAAGGTCGTTTGGATTAATCAACTGATAACCAGCAACTTTGCGGCCGTCTTTGACAACTTTAATTATGCCGTTCATCTTTGTTTTAATTGCCCACATGTAGGTGGACAACTTATACATTTGAATTTGGTCACCCAAGAGAGCTTCAATCTCATCTCTGGTTACAATCTTACCTGAAATCATTACGGTCACAAGCTTTTGTGTGTGATTCAATCGTACTGTTTTCACCTTAGGTGTCTTTACTACTTTGGACTTTGCCATTTGTTTCTCCATTATCAATTTAAGAATTTCAATTATAACACATATAGGCGAACTTGTCAAGAGGCATCGCCGGCGTTTGCCTCATTCAGTCTCTTCAACGTAGCAAAATGACATAAATTCATCATAAGAACCTTCAAAAATCACTTCTGTAGGATCCTTCACAACCACTTTATTTTCATAAACATGGTACTCATACTCTTGACAACAATTTTGATCAGGCTCAACTGGATAAATGTAAAATCCACCAGGCGTTTTCTTAAACCACACAATCATTTGAGCAGCAAGACAACCCATGCCATTTGCAAAACTGAACAACTCTGGGTTGCCAGAAATTCCGTTGGCAATTTTCAGTTTGGCCAAAAATTCAGACAACCCAATACCATGACCACTTGGATAACCATCAAATTGGCGGTACATACAAATGATAGGCGTTTCGTCTTCATACACATAAGTTAAGCTTCTAGTTCCCATTTTTCACTCCAAACATAATAATTAAAAAAGCAACAACTACAAAAAAATCAAATACCTGAACAGTCAACGGATTATACAACCAAGGATACTTGAATATAAATTTCATATTATCTCTCCAAAATAACATAGTCACCAAAATACTTGTCAAATGTAACAAGAAGGTTTTCATAGTCACCACTTGTCATTTCTTCAATAATTTTGGTGCCATCAAGGTTGAGTTGGCGAGCAAATCTCTTTGCATAACCCATTAGACAATATGCATTGCCTTCAGGCCCAGTCAAATCAATAACATTATTTACAGCAATTTGTTTTTCACGAATCATATTAAGCAACCTTCAACATAACGGTAGGATATTTCACAAAACCAGAGGTATCTTTTTTTGCTTTACCTTTAGCATATAAACCAACAACAACACCACGGCGGTCAAGGAATCGCAAATCAGAATCATCGCCATTAATCACTGTACGAGAAAAGTAGGTTTTAGGCAATGGTTCGGTTTTCTTAACACCGAAAACAGTAGCGATATTGTAACCTTGTAATATTGCTTTTTGCACATCAGCATCATTTCCGTCAGCGGCAGAAAAAGTCAAATCATAATTATCATTCAAAGCGACTTTGCGACCAAGAATTTTGGTGTAGTCATAAAATTGAAATTGAGAAAATGCATCAAAAATATTTCTGTAAACAACACCGTTACGAATTACTTTGTATTTTTCCCATGATATATCGGAAGTGCCATTCAAACGAAAAACTGGAATCAAATCTTTTTTAATTGATTGTTTAATTGCCAATTCAATGTCTTTAACTAGGCTTGCCATGAATTCATCACGATTTTCAAAAAACATTTTTGTTTTACGAATCCGGGCATTTTGAATTACATTGGTTGATTCACCCTTTTTGAACATACCGCCACGACCTGCAGTATTCAAGCAAGCAAATTTGCAACCTGCAGTTGCCTTTGGGCAAGTATTATAACCAGACAATGAAGCAGGTGCAAGGTGTAAAATGTAGGTCATATAACCTTGCTTCATACCCTTGAGCACTTTAGGGTTTCCAACTGTTAATAAATTCATAATTCAATCGCCTTTTTTTATCATCATGTAGCCATTGTATCACAATAAGGTAAGAAGGTCAAGCACTATTTGGCACTTGTTGCTTAAAAACAACACTCATTGCTTAAAAACAACACTCTCATCTTCGCATATTTGCTTGATCCACTGCCTCTTCCTTCGAAAAAATTGGGACAGCATTTGATTTATGCAAAGTACCAATACCAAGTATTTTGTCACCTGTGTATTGTTTTCCATAAATTGGTTTTGTTGCATTACCAATGCCTGTGTTACGGCTTGGATAATGTGGAGTTTCTCGATGATATTGCTCAATTGGTTTCTTAGAAACCTGAATTGACTTTACTTTGTATTTTTCAGAAAAATTGGTTGTTTGTGCTTTCATACTATCAAGCCATTGCTGATATTCAGCAGCTTCTTGTTTAGTCTTTTTTTTCTTTTTAGATTTTTGGTAAGTATAAATTAGCATTGTTTATTGGGTGTACTTTTTTGTACCGAAATGCATCAAAGCCAATCCTAACACAGCAAGCAAAAACTGTGCGGTAGATTCAAGCATTGTTGCCTCTGGCATGTGTTCCATACCACCGACTGCACCGAACACCAAGAAAAAACCTAAAATTATTCTAATCATACCAACTCCATTTCTTCAAAAATTTCTTTTCTCATTAAATCAGTATCCTGAATAGCGAATGAGAGAAAATTGCATAGCCTTTCACCAACTGAACCAGCAAGAATTTCTGCCAGCATGTTTAATTCAGTGTCATTCATTTTGATGATATTATCAGCAACCGAAATTACAACAAAAGAATTTAATTTATTCATTAAGTCTCCACAATCAATTTATATGTACCATTGTAACACAAAAAGGCAATAGTGTCAAGCACTAATTGATGACTGTTGTTTTTCTGCAACAGCAGAAATATGTTTACATTTCCCGCGGAAATTGTAACCTGTGCAGGTGCAAGAATATGCAGAATTTGATAATTCCACGGTATATTGTTTTTCTTTGGATTTTACTAAAAAGACACGGACACCAAATGCTGGTTTTTCCGTTTTTAGTAGTTTTGCCAAACCTGAATGGCTTGACCGAACAAAGGTTCTGTACCGTTTGTCCAATTTGATATTTCCAGATTTTGATATCATTATCTTATTCCCACCGTGAACGGCATGGGCGATAATCTTGCCTTTATTGTCAAGCAAATAAGTATGGTTTGTCTGGAAATCACAATCCCACACTGTCGTTTCTTTAAGAATTTCACTCATGCCCATATAGTAACATATTATGGTATGAATGTCAAGCCCTAATATTGCTTTAGGCAACAACTAAGTTAGTGGTTACTAACCCTTGAGCAGAATTTGTGTAGATTCAGTAGCCATATCTTCTTCGAATTCTGTTACTTTTAATTTGTTAAGTTGTTTTTTCAACTCAGATTTTTCATCTTGTGTTGATTTTATTCGTTGTTCCAAATCTGCAATTTGTTTTTCTAGGATGTCTCTATATGACATAATCTTTTTCCTCTTGTCGCAACAATCTCCAAACATTTTTGTCCTTCTTTTGTTGCTGTTTTATTTTTACAAACCCCTCTTCTTCAGTTCGTTTCGATTTAATTTTAATCGATTTTTGATGATTCTTATTTGTGAACATTTTATAATACCATACATCCTTTCTTTATGTGTAGCTCAAATAATTATCTGCTATGCCAAGTGCAATAAGGTCACCAGGAGCCATCCACACATCTGTCGGTGGTAACAATTTTGATCTTATCTTCTTCAAATCTAAATCTGTTGCTTCTTTAAGAATATCAGTCATTCTTTTGTTTGTTGATTCCATTTCCTTACCATAGGCTTTAAGATCGTGGTGTTTCCCTTCGGATGAAGAGTAATATTGGTGACACATGATACTAGTATTTCTAGCAATGAATCTTTCACCTTTTGCACCACTTGCAAAAATCAAAAACGCTGCTGATATCACAGAACCAACACCAATTGTTCTTATTGGATGCTTAGAGTTCTTCATTATATCAATCAAAGCAAATGCCTGAGACAAATCACCACCAACTGAATTAATCATTAGTGTGAGTATTTTCTCGGGCTCTGGTTTGAGATTTTCATATACTATCCAACGGATAGCACTTGACACGCTATCTTCATCAATATCATTACCTAGATAATGAAAAGATGCAGAAAGTAATCCAAGATTAACCGTCTCGGCTGCACTCATTATTTCGTCTAATTCTTTTTTGTCAGCCTTTGTTGCCATTATGCCATTCATATGCGGTTTTTAAGATATCTACTATATCATACCTTGGATTATATTTCAACACTTCTTTAGCAATAGTGTTATCGGCAACTAAACTATCCGCATCACCACTACGCCGAGGATTGATTGTATAGGTAACTTTTTGATTGATGATTGATTCCAGTGCGGTGATCATCTCAAGGATAGAATGACCTCGGTTTGTACCAAGATTCATTGTGATTGATTTATTGCCTTCTAGTAAGTAATTGGCTGCATTGATGTGTGCTTCTGCAACATCCGATACATGAACATAATCTCTAATACAAGTGCCATCTGGTGTATTATAGTCATTACCGTTTAACTGAAAGTTATTTATATTTTCTATCAATCGAGGAATCAAGTGTGTCTCTGGTTCATGTGCTTCGCCAAATTCACCATCAGGGTCGGCACCAGTCAAATTGAAATATCGAAAAATAACATAATTCAAACCAGAAGCTTCAATTGCCTGCTCGGCACACAGTTTAGAATTACCATATGGAGAATTGTTAAATTTTTCATCACTTTCCAATATGGGTGAATCTTTTGCTTTATAAACTGCTGCGGTGGATGAGAATACAAGATTCTTTACACCATGATGAGACATGACATTAATAAGATTACAAGTACCACCAGTATTGACTGAATAGAACTCAGTTGGTTCCTGAAATGAAATGCCCGCTTCGATTCGAGCAGCCAAATGAACAACCACATCAAATTTGATTTTACTAAACAAATCATGTAAGGCATCTTGGTCTCTGATATCTGCATAATGCATCGTATCGAAATAAGGATTAAGTGTGTGTCTCTTATGCCCTAGACCAACAACTTTCCAACCACCCTTCTTTAATGTTTTTGCTAGATGACTACCTAAGTAGCCTGCGCCACCTGTTATCAATGCTGTTTTCATAATATGATTTTTATTCCTGGTCCAACTTCAATTTTTTCTTCTTTGCGAATGGTCGCTGGTTTTGTATCATTCTTCCAAGGAAATTGATCAAAGTATTTTTCTTTGTTAATTTTATTACCTTTTGTGAAAAATTCTTCTGTCACGGAGTTGGCATTTCCATTTAATCGATATGCAACACTGTTTGTATTCGTACAACCATAATTTGTAAAATCAGTTTTCAGCGCATCAAAGAATTGTCTATCTGCGCCCCATTGACCGTACCAAGCATGACCAATCCGAACAGCAACATCACGCCGTATGGCAAAACATGATGTATCAATGTGATGTACTTTAGGATTAAAATATACAGGCCATTTGCCAAGCGATTCACAATTGTCTTCACAGAGAAATTTTCCTTCTTCATCATGTATGTTCCTTAGAGAATAAACCCAATCATAACCTTCTTCTAATTTTCGCACCATCTTTTCAATATGATCCGATTCAAACCAGTTGTCTTCATCCAAATAACAAATAACATCTGCATTGACTAAAAATGAAGAAGCTGCATAAACTCTATGCCCATACCAACCTTTGCCAACATTCTCTTCCAATTCAATTATTCTGGTCTTAGATGAACCCACAAGAATTTCTCTTGCCTTTGGTTCATACTGACAACCATCGATGAATATGTAGTGGGTGAGATTTTCATATGTTTGTTTATCTACCGAATCAATACACTTTGGTAAATGTTCAGAAGCAATCGTTGGTGTAACAACAGCAACTTTCATTTTGCTTTTCCTAACATGTTATTGTCATTATAAGCTTCTCTAATTATTTTTGGTGTTAGAAAAGGAATTTTTATTTCCCTTCGAATACATTTAACCAATAATTCAGCTTCATCTTTATGTAGAGACACTAAAATAATTTCCAACAATTTTGATAACTTTTTAGGTTCAACATTTGTTCGTCTTGGATGATTCTTAACAAACCGATAAATTTTATTCATCTCCATATCCAAATAAGTCATATTTAAGCCAGCAGGAGAAGTATCTGGTTTATAATTTGGCACTTCAACATCAAACACAACATCAGGATTAAAAGAAGCTTCCAAGAATTCACGAAACATTTTATGGTCGTATTTTCTTAACACATTCAATTTAGCTGCTTTGTCTGGTGCTGCTTCAAAATCTTCAAGAATTTCGGAATATAGTTTTTCTGCACTCATTAGAATTCATCAATCACGTTAAATAGGTTTTTGAGACGGTTCGCAATTAGGTAGTTCATAAACTCTTGCTTAGTTTTACCTTTTGCGCTCTCATAGGTATGTAGTATAGATTCTTTCAGATTTTCAGGTATTTTTGTAAGGTCGATTAGTGTTTCATTCCGTGAGAAATTACGCAACATCAAATCATTACAAAATTCTGAAGGTTCTTGATTCATCCAAACAATAATTTTAGCTTCTGTTATCGGTTTTTGTCTCGTAGCAGTAACAAAACAATCATCAGCACTAAGAATATTAGGAACACCATCACTTTTATCTCCACGAATAATAAGTTGTTTCAGTTGTGCAAGAGGTAATGGTTCTTTGATTACCTTCTTTAGAATTGGTGAGTATTGTTCAACATTAGGGAATCTTTGCAATTGAGCAAAGTCTTTATCTGAGGAAAGAATCATCACCTTTTGTGTAGCAGCAAACTTCATTGTCAAAACAGCAATGATATCATCAGCTTCACACGTTTCAATTTCAATCACTTTATATGGCGAGTGTAATTTCAACTCGTCACGGATTTTATTGAGACAATCAAAGATAGTATTCCAATCGTGACCAGAAGATTCTCTTGCCTTCTTTCTTCCTGCTTTGTATTGAGGAAAGATACTACGGCGCCAATAGTTTTTGCTATCACAGGCAATAACAACCTCAGGCCCATGGGACTCTTTATACTTCTTCACATAGGTGCGAATGGTATTCAAAATCATATGGCGAACTAGTGTCTCATCTACCGCAATTTTAGATGAGCCAATCTGTTCCATTAAGTTTGAGATTGCTACTTGATTATAATCAACGATTATCATAATAAGGCCATTATACTATAGTTTTATGTAGTTATGTGGCAAAGATGGTTTAATCTTTGGTTGCAAACGGCCATTTTGGTAGATCAGTAATTGTATCATTAAATCTCCACAGTTTTTAATTCAAATCTATCCGCTCGTTCCTCATGGTTAATATAACCACGGGGGTTACAAACGATGCGAGTAGAACCAAGCATATAATCAAAATCTTCATGTGTATGTCCATGAGTCCACAATTTAATTTGTGGATGATCAATAATGTATTCATCCAATGAAGTGCTATATGCACCATTCATTAATGTGTCATGCCTATAACGAGCATGAGTAGACAACTTACTAGGTGCATGATGACCAACAACAACAAACTTTTGGTCAAACTTACCTTCAATCACAGTCTGAATGTATTCAATCATTTTCTTGTGGTCAACAACAGAATCTTCTGGTGAAAAATGAGAAATCTCTTCTTTCCTCTTATGACCAATTACGGTGTAAGCACCATTCTCTTTTGTAGCGTACATACCGCCATTTACACCATCTTCTGTATAATTGGGATTTAGTTCATAGATTGGAACTTTCCTAGAAATCACACGAAGACTATTCTTAACACATTGAAAATCATTCATTCTACGGCTAACATGATTCATAGTCATTTCATCGCTATTGTTCATATTAGTCCACAGAGTTCCACCAACAAAGGTTACATCATCAATAATCTTAACTTCTTTGTCAAGAAAATAAACATTGCTCAACATATTAGATTCTAACATTGATTTGATTTTGTTTCCACTTGTGGCAAAATCACCATTATAGTGTTCATGGTTACCCATAATATAAATCACATGTGGAAATTGGAATGAACAACGCTTGAAGAAATCGGTAATACGATTACTACGGGCGCCCTCCATAATATTGTGTGGGTCTGGTCGACCAATATCGGCAGCCAAACAAATATCACCACCGAGTATTAACACATCGGCATTTTCTGTATTCTGCAAATTAATATCACCAAACTCTAGGTGAAGTCACTAAAGGTCGGAGGCAACTGCGATACGCAAGCCTCCGACACCATTTCCTTTATGTTTCATTGTAAAAAGTCCAAAAAATTATATAAATAGGATGCTAGTCACGATGCTATCAACATCTACTAGCTCTATGTCAAACCATAATACAAGGACACAGCCATGTCAACTATATATTCCATCTATAAAGCCACCAATATCTTAACTGATAAATCTTATATTGGTTTTGATTCCCACTGGCCAAACAGACAAAAATCCCACAAAAGAAACTCTCAAAAATTAAATAGCAATATCATATTCTACAATGCTATTCGTAAATATGGTTGGGATAATTTTACTTGGGAAGTTTTATACCAATCATATGATGAAAACTATACACTAAATGTAATGGAACCATATTTTATAAAAGAAAATAACTCTTTAAATGATGGATACAACATGACAATAGGTGGAAATAGAGGTCCAATATTGAAAGGTAAACTAAACGGTATGTTTGGCAAAACTCACTCAAAAGAAGTTTGTGAAGCTTCTTCTAAAAGGGCTACAAAAATGTTTAAAGGTAAATCGTATGAACAATTATATGGCCTTGAAAAAGCAAATCAATTAAAAAAATTAAGAAGCGAAAATTCTAAAGGCAAAAATAATTCAGGTAAAAATAATCCAAGATATGATGCCAAAATTTACACATTTACAAATACTAAAACAGGTGAAGTTTTTACTGGCGACAGGCCTGCGTTTCACAAAAAATACAATATAAGCAAACCAAGTATATGCGAAATAATTAAAAAAGGCATTTCACGAAGAAATTGGATCGCAAAATTGCAATTTTCATTTTATAATCCTAATCAATACCGTATCAGCGCTGATCCTTCCTGATAAAGGAGATTCTACTGTCTGAATACTATCTATAACATTTTTGAGAAACACTTTTCCGCCACCAAT